GCGTGGTGGTTACGGTGATCTTCGCCATGTGAGTATACGTGGTTCGATCAATAGCCGTGATCACACCACAATTCGTTGCTGACGAAGTGGTTGTGTCTGCATCAGAAACATACAACTGATCACCAACCTCAAACCGATAGCTGTCTTCCAAAGTCGTATAGACGATGGCCGATGAAGTTGTGTCAGCAACCAAATAAGTTCGTCCGGTATTCTTCACTGCTGAACTTGGTGTGGTGGGGTTGTAAGGAACATACTTCCCCTTAGCATTACCATCACCAGTTACCTTAGCCAATGGAGTACCAGCCGGAATAACACCAAAACCCTGTACCAGAGTGACCGGAATCACCATGGCATTCTCAGGACTCGAAGCGTACAGACGCTTGTAATCCGTTTGGTATCCTCTTACAATGTGTCCGATATCCCCGTTACCCATGTAAAGCACCTCCTTTCATTAACCTCTTTTTCCGCTGCTAGTCATTGAAACCATCTTTTCAACCCACTTGTCATCATCCGTAGTCGGATCAACTACAGGGGTCGTCACTTCTTTCGTCGAGGAGCCTGTGCCAAGAATCTTTGTCGTTTTGGAAAGACCCTCTTCCCAACTCTTGATCTCAGCGTCAATCGAGGCTTCGAAACCAGTCTTGTCAAAGGATTCTTCCGTTACGAAATCCGTGTGAGAAATCAGCTTGCGAACTTTCCCATGAAGCTCTTCAGGAATAGCACACTTACTAAGTTTCGACTCCCAAATGACGGTGGCTTCCGCACTCTGTGTCTTTTCACGCTGTTCGGCCACGGCAGTTTCAAAAGCATCGCATTTTTCAGTCAAGACCTTAATTTCACCAGTCTGAACATCGATAATCTTCTGAAACTGATCCCTGGTACTGGCAAGTGCTTTTTCGTACTCAATATCCGACACTTGCTTGAACAGTTCAGGATGAGCAACTCTCAACTCTTCGATAGTCATTTCTTTTTCAACCTCCTTTTCTTTAGTAATCACAACTTTAGAAGAAGCCATCTCCACAGCCAACTCCCTGGCCAACTCAAAAGCCCCTTCCATACTTCCAATACTATCAGCAAGGCCAATATCAACTGCCTTTTTCCCGATGAACACTCTACCATCAGCCATCTTTTGAGCATCACCAACAGAGATTTCTCGATTCTTCGCTACAGATTCCAGAAAGATGGTATAGTAAGTATCAACAGCATCCTGCAAATACTCTTTGCCTTCATCAGAAAGGGGTTGGTTGTCAGAGGCAATCCTTTTGTACTTGCCAGCAGTAATGTTGGTTCTGGTTACTCCTTCTTTCTCATCTCGTTTAGAAAGATCATAATGGACCATTGCCACCCCAATAGAGCCGACTTCAGCAGTATCAGAAATAACAATGTTGTCAGCGGCAGACCCAATCCAGTAAGCAGCGGAAGCCATCAAATTACTTGTGTAAGCAACAATTGGTTTCGTACCATTTTCTCTTGCCTGGAAGATGAAGTCAGCGAGTTCTTTTGTTCCATCAACAACACCACCAGGAGAATCAATGTCAAGAAGAATACTATCAACGTCTTCATCAGCAAGAGCTTTCGCAATATCCCGTTTGATCAACTGTGTGCTTGTGCCACCACTCATCTCCATAACGAGATTCATCTTCTTGCTCAAAGTACCATATACTGGAATGATTGCCGTACCATCTTTTACTTGATAAGTATCATCAGCACGATTACCATTACGTCCAGTATCCAATTCTTCAAGATTGATGCTCTCTCCCGCAATACGTCGCCATACGAAAAAGTTAATCTCATCAAGCTTCCTGGGGTCCAATGCCCACGCCCTATCTTGAAACAGTCCCAAACCCACTAAGCTTTCACCCCCTTTCTTCTTCGACTTCTCCCACTTCGAATAACAAATGGCAGAAGCCTGATCCTGCTTATACCCTTCATTCTTCACCAAGTCACCAATGCAGCGACTTACGAAGTCTTCTTTCTTCTCATTCTTCCTTGGGGTTGGCATGTCGCACCCCTTATTTCTTACCCTTTTTTGGGTACGGGCTTTTTTCCTGGTTCGGTGCTTTTTTGTCCTGGTTTTTGGCCTTCTTGTCCTTGGCCTTGATCTTTTTGCTTTTGCTCATTGCCTGGTCCTCCTGGCTTGTTCATAACGGGAGGCTCCGCGTTGAGTTTCTCCTGCATCGCCTCGGCATTCATATTTGCCACAAGATTAGGGAACCTATCTGCTTCAGTAGCATGTTGAAGCCTCAGTTTACGATAATTACCGAAGCCCATTTTCTTCGCAATCTCACTATTAGGTATACCCAAAACATCGTTAGTTGAGCCATGTTTAACTCCTAACAACGCTCTTGCAGAAGCTTCAGCATCGTTTACTTCACTGGTCGGGAAGTTTATTTCCAACAATCTTTCTGGTTTACGCTGAACAGACTCAAAAATAGGCTCGTTCTTTTCGTCCATTTGACCAGTAAGAGGATTTTTCTCTTTCTTCTTCTTGAAATCAACCGCCTGTTTTACTTTAAAAAGAGTAGGAAAGTCCGACACGGCAGATCGTAAAAAGAAGATATTTCCCCAGAAGTCATAGCGCAAAAACTTCTCGTACCAACATATTTCATCACTGTTACGATCCGACATTGGTCCTCTGGAAGCCTTTACACTGGCAAAAGTAGATTGTGAAGTGCCCATTGTTACATCTCCAGGCTCGTTCAATCCACTGATAGCCATCCCAAGAATGTCCGTATCAGAATCAGATATTTTAGGTAATTGAGGATTCACCACCTTCAAAGCCATGCCAGGAGGGAGAACCATAGTTGATCCAGGTGTCTTTTTAGCCCCAATACCTGTCAAACGCTTCTGTTCCGCACTCATAGTAAGCCACGCACGAAATGCTTTTGCGTCAGATATCTCTACTACCCAAACATACGCACCAGAGGACTTTTTGTGATCTATTTCGTATTCTTTCAAATTTTCGTAATAACTAAGCCATTTCAAGGTGGTTCGGAGATGAGAAACGTTTCTACGAGTTAAAAAACTCTTATCCCACGACACGATAAAACGATAAAAACCACCTATTTTTTTGAACTTTTTATTACTATTTTTCGAGTTTTTTAGCAATTCTTCGTTAAAATTAGCATCTTTTCGAGCATATTCAAGCCATTCTGGGTATCTAGCAATGAAAATACTCGGAATTTGCTCAGTTTGAGAGACAACCGGCGATGTAACCTGATTTGCAGACCAATCTATGTTGTAAATAAGTGGTAAAGAGGCTTTATTCGGATGAAATATGATACCATCCTCAGAACCTCCCGTTATTGACGAAGGATCAACAAAATCTATCTCTACAAAGCCATCATCATGCACTGTAAAGCAAGTAAACAACTCACCCTCAATAACCGCCCTTGCCGTAAACTTCGGATAGTACAAATAAAGCCGATTACGAGGATCAAGCTCTTCTTCATCGATCACGTCTTGGATTTTCGGAATATCACAAGAGACTTCGAAACCCATTCCATTGATACGACCCATAACTCCACGAACAGAAGTGTTTATCTGGGGATTCTCAATTGACTTCGTCCAACACATCTGCTGAAGAGCGGATCTGTTTACGTTTACTTCCTCTTTGTTCAGTACAATGGTGTTTTCTCTTGCTACTCCGAAATCAGGATCAGTATAAGTACCTGTATCATATTGCCAAGGAAAGTTAAAGGCAAGTTTTGCAAGAAGTTCATCAGGTAGGTCTTGGAGTGTTCTTTCTAAATCCCCATCCCATTTAGTACCATCTATTACGATGCTGCCTTCCATCCGAACCTCCAAGTTAAGTCACTACCATATAACAACACGATTCTCAACTAAGCAAGGAAAAAAATCAATCTATTAAAAAAAGTTTACCACCGACCCCTTATTGATTTATCTGGGAAAAAATCACCGAAATGATACCCTCCCATAATGCTCCTGAAGTTATCTACTGTGAGCACCCTACCACCATAAATAGACCATCCTATGGAATAAACACAATCATCCTGAATACCATATTTCTCTTTCTTCTCAGGAGAACCAAACCACTTGGGAGGATCAGAGTTATGATCAAAGACAGACATTTCTTCATGAAGAATATTATCCATCTTATAACCTGCAATAGGTACATCTGGTGCTTTGAATCTACCATCACGACAGGCAACAAAGAATTCAGTAAAGGCACTTCTCTGTTTGTCGTATGTAGGGTAAACAAGCTCACAAGGAATATCCTGTTCCTCACACCATGCCGGAAGATCCCATGCACCCCACCGCTCGGAAGTGAACATATCAATACCAGCATATTCCTGCTGTAACATAAGTAACTCAGATTTGATCTCAGCAACAGAGTGGTCTTCAATGACACTTAGATAGAGTAGTATATATATATAGAAAGGATTTTCATTCTCCTTTAAGTTACGGGCAGAATCAGGATTTGTTTTACTCCCCCGCAAGCCCTTCGCAACACAAGGTAATACTGTCCTTGCCCCCGTTTTCTCCTTCATCGGATCTGCTCTATCCAAACCTGTCAAAATAGCCCAATCCGTATCATATAAATCTGATAGATGTATCAAATCGCTTGTGGAGACGGGCTTTACCCTACCACCAACAGTAGACATCGATATCTCACGACCAATCGGCCACAATCGCCCTTCCAAGTCTTTCATGGTACTGGCATTGTCAAGTACAATCTTCTCCCGTGGGAGTCTACGCGCGAGTTTATCAATCTGTTCCAACAAACGTGATTGCTTAACGAGAACATCAACAATCTTATCCTGCTGCCCAAGCAAACCATCACAACCAAGATACTGAATTGCCTGAATAACTTCAGGTGTAAATACTCGTTCTGTACCAGCAGACCACAGATTCTGAAAATACTTCTCAAACTCCCCAAATGGGAATTTGGATTTATACGACATAAGTTGTTTGGTAGTCTGATTCGGATTCCAGTAATCTTTGATATCTGCGTGTTTGCTTGATCGATAGGAGAAGAAGGTCAGTTCATCCTCACCCTTCCTGGCAGATTCATAAAGCTTGTAAAGTACGTGCTGCTTATTGGACACTGTTGAATCGATGACACCAAGAGCGTTGGGCATGTTTCGTATAGAGCCGTCGAGCTGGACAAAGAACTTCGGGTTCTTCATATCAAACATTTCAGAGAACGTATAACCTGTAATGTTTGACACAACACCGGAGAAGGATGAGATGGTTCTAATCGTTGAAAGAACGTATCCACGACTATCCCTCAAACGAATTTCGTTCGTTTGAATATTTCTCTCACCAATCACACCAAGTAATTTTGGACTGTTCAGAATCAGCTCAGTGATAACATCAAAGTGTACAAACTTGGTTTGGTCTTTACTGTTGGCACCAAGAGTAATCATTTGATTAGGGAAGCAAAAGAATTTCCATGCTTGTATCAAACAGGCCAGGACAGACTTGCCCTCTCCACGCATCCAGCATAGGACAATCAAACGATACTTAAATCTCCCATTCTCCATGACAAGTGCACGCTTCATCTCGTCCTTCTGCGCTTGCCACATCAGTTGATACCCAGTGGTATCCATCCCATTGAAAGGTATTCCCTTGGCAATGGTATCCAAAGGAACGTATGCAGGAACAGTACTTCCCGTAGGGTAAATCTTTATACAAACGTTATCTTCAGCCCAAAGGATAAATCCTTCGGCACCATTACGATAAAGAGGATTACCTATTGAGGCTCCGCTTTTTGGGACGGCCACGCTTCTTTGCTTCGCCGTTCGTGTTTTCTTTGACTTCAGCGGTAGTGCCGTTGCCCTCTTCCCCACCTTCATCGCCATACATCCTATCGTAATAAGTCGGATCACCGTGTGTAAAGTCTTGAGTATTTGGTAACTCTACACCACCCATACCAAGTTCATTCATAATAGCACTAATTGACTTAACCGTTTCTCTTATTTCACGATAGATGGGGTTGATCTTCTTCATCCCTTTACCATCTTCGAACAGTACTTGATCAAAACCAGCTTCGGCAATCTTCAGCTTGATCAAATGCCCGAACATAGGCATTACCATCAGGCCCAAGCGGAGTGAGTCTTCAGCAGTAAGAGTCTCTCGGTTGGAATAGATCAAAGTATCAAATATCTTGTCAACGTATCTTTTCTGCGTAGTACAATACTTGTCCAAGACGTGAGAATACTTCTGTTCTAACTGATAAACTCCTTCTCCTTGAGCAAAACGACAGCGTGTAAAGATACCGCATTTTTCTTTGATGCAAGGACTGATGAAATCCCAGGCCAGAATAGGGATGTTATTGATCTTACCCTTATAAACAGTTACAGTATTTGTTACTTGGTTGTTCAATCCATATTGATTCACTGACATACGCTTCTCCTTTCAATTACATTATTAAAATAAGTTTTTTCAAGTGTCAATGTTTTTTTCTATTGACAAATGCAATGCAAATGCTATGATACAAGTACCCTAACAAAGAAAGGAAATCAAATGAAGATCGAAGATGAAGCCCTGAGAAGAAGAACAGTATCCATGAGATTGCCTCAATGGGTGATCGATTGGTTGCGTGTTCAACAAGAACAAAGATTTGGTGTTGGTGATCTTGTTGAACATGCCCTTGTCGAACATTATCAACTGAGTAAAGAACCTAAAAGATTGTTGAGGAGATAATCATGGAAACACCAAGAGCAATCGGATACACAAGGGTATCCACAGGAAGGCAAGCAAGCGAAGGCGTTTCAATGGACATGCAGGAAGCCAAGATCAAAGCTTATTGCCTTTACAAGGGCTATACTTTGATTCACATGTGCTCAGATGAAGGCATCTCTGGAAGCGGCAAAGTGGATCGCCCTGGTTTGGAGAGTGTAAAAAATTGGTGCTTCGTCCACAAAAACGACACACCACCAGTAGCAGTGATAATCTATTCCCTCTCACGTTTCACACGCTCGACAAAAGAATTGTTAGATTTCGTAGACGAGTATGTGATCAACGGAAAGATCGAACTCCACTCCGTAGTAGAAGCTCTTGATACTTCTTCTCCAACTGGTAGATTCATGCTCAAAGTAATGGGTGCGATGAATGAACTGGAACGGGAACAGATTGTTGAGCGTACTAAAGCAGCCCTGGATCACAAGCGTACCAAGAATGAAAAGCTAGGAGGGTACGTTCCATACGGATATACAATCAGTACTATTGGTACTACAAAGATACTCGTACCAGACAGTACTGAGCAAAGTACTATCCAAGAAATATTACAGTACCACATAGCTGGTTACTCTTTAAACAAGATAGCCGATACTCTGAATAGCAAAAACGTATTGACAAAAAATGGAAGTACGTGGTCCCATAAGTCAATTTCAAGAGTACTGATTAGAATATAAGGGAAGTACTATGAGAGTACTAAGGATAGTACATGACTATTATATTCCAGTCAAACAATACAGTTTGACTGTAGACCCCCTAGTTCATTAGAGCAAAACTACATTCCAAAAAGGCTATAGCAATGAAAACTAAAGATTTGGAAACAGTACCACAACTTACTATCAACAAAGTGAATGCCGTAAACATCCAGATCTCAGCAGACAGAAAACAACTCTGGGTATGCACAGACGAACACATGACAATACTAAGAATCAAGAATATCAATACGCTAACAATTACTGAATTAAAGGAGTAATCAAATGGCGTTACCAACAGGATCGGCAGTACTAAATAAGCGTACTACTTTCCATGAATACAGATACTCCACAGATGACGATACTTTCGAACAAGCGTACAAGTTCAAGTCCTCTTGGAGTATTGCAAGTCCAGAATACGTAGCGGAAGATGCAGCAGAACACCATTACAAAGATGGTGGTTGGGAAGACACTTGGCCGATAGATATAACAATCTGGTTAGAAGATGGTACCTTGCTTGGTACGTTCACAGTAGATATGGAATACGAACCAAGATTCAGTGCAAGGAGAGTATAATGTTAAAATGGCTAAAGGAAAAGATAGAGAATTACAAAAGAATAGTGTCTACGGTATATATAACAAACATTAGTACAAGTGTAAGATTCTGTACCATGTGTGGTAAACAATTCGTAGTTTACAACACTATCCCAGAAGGTGTCTTTGACCCAAGTACAGGAAAGGAATATGTTTCATACTTCGTAGGTTGTCCATCGTATCATGAGAAGATGTACTTTTCTACTAATCCAAAGTACAGTGTAGGTTATGATCTATAGGAGGAGAATACCATGTTTGGTATAAAGAGAAGTTGGAAGCCCCGCCTTTCCCCAAGAGGAAGATTCCATCGCAGGAAAGGCCAAGTAATGCCCCTTAAATCAAAAGGACCTACACAAGCACATCTGGAATGGAGAATGAAAGTAGACAAAGAACAAGGGCAATTACTCTGGAATAAAATAAAAGAATACTTGGGAGTGTAAAATGCGATTACTAAGAAGAGGTAGATTCTTCAGACACGACTTCAGAGAGCTATTATCCAGGGAAAGCCATAATCTTCCCTGGACAATAGGAGAACCTTTAATTAAAAGGCAATACTCAAGCAATTACAAAGGCTCTAACATCATAGACATCAAGGAGATTCCATATCCCCACAACCAAGTTAGAAAAGAAAGTACAATACTTCATCCCAAAGAGAAGAATCCAGAAGAAGGCTGCAAAGCTATACACAAAGCTAGTACCAGATAAAGAAACGGTAATTGCAACAGAATCATCTACGCCCATCCAGATGCAGTGGAAGCCTTGAACAGATTCTATCATGGTGGTGAAATACGCTCAGTATCCTAAAACAGAGAAAGTACTTGTATGGGGGAGGTGGATATGAAATATCGTAAGCCAAAAGTACAGCCAAGTACATTAAAGATCTCCTATGGCAAGTTACCAGGGCAAGAGCCTGACCTGATCTATTCATGGGGATTAGGAGTAGATGGTAAAGAAAGTTGTATTCTTCATGAGTACATGGGAAAACAAAGATGGGTAAACAATGAGATAGAAGTAAGCATGTTTGAGAAGCTGGAGAAGGCTGGCTATGATCTGAAGACACTTAAATTCAGTATCCAGAAGAAGACAGAGGATGGTACTTGCTGCTATTGTGGTTATAATGGAACAGTCGAAACACCCTGTGAAGAAAGCCCTGATAAAAGCCATTGCGTACATTGGTGGGATGGGCCTGAGGATAAATTTGGATTGGGGAACGGCGAAAAAAACCGTGACTAGTACCCCGCCCCTGGGCAAGGGCTGGCCTATTGGCAGATTTTCCTAGGGGCCTTTCATCCTTCCATTGCCTTGCTTAGAAGGGCAATTCCTGCCCTTACAATGCCATGTATGCTTTTAAAAGCATACTACTTGGCGCTTTCCTTGGATATAGCCAGCCTTGCCCTATGGCTGCCCTTGCCCTTGCCTGGACATGGCCTTGCCCTTGCCTGGACATGGCTCATGCCTGCCCTTGCCTGGACATGGCCTTGCCCTTGCCTGGACATGGCCTTGCCCTTGCCTGGACATGGCCTTGCCCTTGCCTGGACATGGCTCATGCCTGCCCTTGCCCTATGGCTTGCCCTTGCCCTATGG